GATTTCCTACAAACGTTCCAAGGTCAGTACACAGGTGATTTCGTAGTTCCTTACTCTGGTAACTTTGTACAAACCTATGACGGCGATTTTATTCAGGCATTTGAAGGCCAGTATACAGGTAACTTCGTCGAAGATTACTCTGGCAACTTCTCGACAAACTACTCGGGTGATTTTGAACAAACATTCCAAGGGCAATATTCTGGTGATTTCCTTGAGAATTATTCAGGTAACTTCTCGACAGACTATTCGGGTGACTTTGTATCAACATTCCAAGGGCAATATTCCGGTGACTTTATTGTTCCTTACTCTGGTAACTTTAGTGTAAACTACTCTGGCGATTTCGAACAAAATTTCCAAGGACAATATCTGGGTGATTTCACCGTTGCATATGAAGGCAACTTCCTCGTAACATATGAGGGTGACTTTGTAGAAACGTTCCAAGGTCAATATACAGGCACCTTTGAACAAAACTTTGAAGGTCAATACATTGGTGATTTCACGGTTGCGTACAGCGGAAACTTCTCATCTCCATATGAGGGTGACTTTGTAGAAACGTTCCAAGGTCAATATAGTGGTAACTTTGTTCAGAACTTCGAAGGACAATATTCCGGTGACTTTATTGATCCTTACTCTGGTAATTTCAGTGTAAACTATTCCGGAGATTTCGAGGAAACTTATTCTGGTGATTTTGAAGAGACATATATTCAAGAGGATTATTCGGGTGACTTCAGTGTCACATATACTCAAGAACAATATAGTGGTAACTTCAGTGTAACGTATACACAAGAACAATACTCGGGTGATTTCTCACTGGATTACAGTGGTGATTTCCTAGAAACCTTCCAAGGGCAATATACGGGTAACTTCGAAGAAAACTTTGAGGGTCAATATTCAGGTAACTTCTCTACTCCATATTCGGGTAATTTCTCGGTGAATTACAGTGGGGACTTTGAGGAGACATTCCAAGGGCAGTACACCGGAACATTCGAAACAATCTTCGAAGGTCAATACACAGGTACCTTCAGTGAAGATTACACCGGAAACTTTATCGAAGAATACAGTGGTGATTTTGAACAGGCCTTCCAAGGTCAGTATACAGGCACCTTCGAAACAATCTTTGAAGGTCAGTATACTGGTACGTTTACCGAAGACTACTCTGGTAACTTTACCGAAGATTATTCGACCGATTACATTTCGTTGTATGGTACGGATTACATCTCTTTGTATATTCAGGAACAGTACAGTGGTAACTTCTCTGTTCCATACTCTGGCAACTTCGTAGAAACGTTTGAGGGACAATACTCTGGTGACTTCTTGGAGACATTCCAAGGTCAGTATTCTGGTGATTTCCTTGAGAATTATTCAGGTAATTTCTCTGTCGACTACTCTGGTGATTTCCTAGAAACGTTTGAAGGACAGTATTCGGGTAACTTTACAGCAGATTACTCTGGTAACTTCTCGACAGACTATTCGGGTGATTTCCTAGAAACATTTGAAGGACAATATGAGGGTAATTTCCAACAAACATATTCGGGTAATTTCTCTGTAGATTACAGTGGGGACTTTGAACAAAACTTTGAAGGACAATATGAAGGCAACTTTACCGAAGACTATATCGGTAACTTCGAGGAAGTTTATGAGGGAGACTTTGTAGAAACATTCGAAGGACAATATCTGGGTGATTTCACAGACAATTATTCAGGCAACTTCTCTGTTGACTACTCTGGAGATTTTATAGAAACGTTTGAGGGTCAATATACTGGAACATTCGAAGAGACATTCGAAGGTCAATATGTCGGTAACTTTGCTGATGAATATACCGGAAACTATGTAACCGAATACGTTGCACAATTCACTGCGATCTATGAAAATGCTTATGAGGGTAATTTCTCTGAAACATATGAAGGTAATTTTATTGATATATATGAAACAGATTTTACTCAAACGTTTGAAGGTCAGTATGAAACCGCATACTCGATTATATACGTTGGCAACTTTGAACAACCGTTCTCGTCTAGTTATGTAACGTCAATTGAATATGTGTCTGATTATTCAACGTCATTTGAAGGAACTTATTTAACAGAATACCTAGGTATTGGTTACGAAGATGTTTATGTACCATCTTATGAAGTGTTGGAATACACTGGTCCATCATATGTTGAGGTATATCAACAAACTTATGTGGATGAAGCCTACCTTGGCAACTTCACCGAGGACTATATAGAAGAGTCATATACCGCAGCAACATTTGCAGAGTTTGCAGGTGCGGTATACGTTAGTGAATACGAAAATGTTTATACTGGTGAATCGTTCACTGACACATATGTTTCAGAATATTCTGGACAACCGTATTCGGGTGATTACGTGGTCGAATATTCTGGTGAGTTATTTGAAGAAGAATATATATTAGATATACCAGTTGAAGTTACTTATGGTTTGAGAGGAGAACTGATAGCGCCTCCGACTGTAATTGAAGTTTACACATTATATGTAAGGGTGGCATGACATGAACAAACATGATTATTTAGATAATGCATTTTGGGAAGACGGTATTGACGACAGGTCTCAAGTAAAATGTATTCGAGTAACGACTCTACCGGACGGTAAACGACGAAACGATGTTATGTTGTTTCACAAAATGTTACCAAACGGAACAGAGTGTCAACATTATAAAGAAGTCGTTTCAAAACTTGGCATAGAAAAAATCGACAACAATACTAAAGAACGACGAGAGAGAAAAGATCGAGATCATCAAGAGAAACGAGCTCAACACGAACAACAAAAACAGGCTGCGGAACTGGAACACTTGTTCGGACTTAAATTGAGAGCGTTCGAAGTAGAAGAGATCAAGAACAGTAGTGATCGAGAATTGAGAACCAGACTTCGTCGTGCAAAGAATGATGTTGAAATGAACGCAATTGCGACATTAATTATGGGTAAAGAACTTGGAGTGTTTAATGGATCAACCGACTAAAGGGTATGTAATTGTTGCCTCTAGAACTAAATTCTTTTACGTTTCTGCTTGCAATTTAATTGAATCTATACTAGACTTTTATCCTGAAGCCAAGTGCACTTTGGTAACAGAAGAAAGATTTTTAGATGATCGGGGAAAAAGAATAACCGACCAAATCATTTTCTGTGACGATCATAAACGTGCAAAACTATGGGGAATGGCAAAGTCACCTTACGATCTGACTTTTTACATTGACGCAGATACCGAAGTCGAACATGAAGACATTGCCACTATCTTCGATCTGTTTGAAGGTAACGACATGATGTTCACTGGTCTTCCCGAAGAACGATCCTACTGTTATGCAGAACTTAAGTTCCCTGGCGGTCAGTTCGAACTTTGTGGTGCGGTCTGTTTGTATGATATGAGAAATCCTTTGGTCAGAGATTTCATGCAAGACTGGTATGACCTCACGGTTGAACAATATGCGAATCGGTGGTGGCCTACCAAAGAAGATGGGACATGGGACGAGGACACGTATCCGAGAAGTCTTGCACGGTGGGATCAATTTTCTTTGTGGTGGTTGGTAAACAAAGAACCCAAGTATCAAAGTTTAAAGGTCGGTATTCTCGACGACGATGCCAGATGGAACTGGTTCAGTAAATACAAGTTTAAACACAACGAAAAACCGATAGTAATTCGTCATTATTCATCGGCAGCTGCAAAACAACAGGATTTTTAAAATGAGTAAAATGATCGACATACCACTCAACGATTTCGCACTCGATCTTTTGAAAGAGGCAGAATGGTTTATCGAAGACGAGAATTATAAGAATGTGAAACTTCAGTGTGATAATCACAAGGATCAGATTGATTGGTATACGGGTGATGATTATTTTAATCAGGTTTATAAACAGGCAAGACAACACAATGGGTTTCCAGATGTAGTTTATGCATACTCATTAAGTCAAAACAACATGCGATTCGTAGAAGGTGGTGCCAGCGATGTTATTGGTAAGGTTGCAGTAAAGAAAGAGAACTTTCTTCGAAACCTACAAACAACGTTCAATCTCAAACGAAACGCATTATTTGCAATATATCCCCCCGGCGGTTACATATCATGGCACAATAACGCAAACGCATCCGCATATAATTTTATTTTTACGTGGAGTGAAACAGGTGATGGTTATTGGAGACACTGGGACAATGAAAAGAAAGAAATGGTTGTGATTCCGGATGTCAAAGGATGGCAATGCAAAGCAGGTTATTTTGGTGCATACGAAGATCCACAAGAACAATTGGTGTACCACAGCGCACGAACGAATTGTTTAAGAATGACGGTTGCGTTTGTACTCGATAGAAGTGAAATGTCTTCGGGTCTACAAGATTGGATTATTGAAGATATTCGCGCATAAAACCTTATAAATAATGCCATAAACATTAATTTGATTGGATAGGGATTTATGGCACACTACGAAGATCTAACCATTGATCAAGGAACAGACGTTTCGATTGATGTGTATCTGGTTACAAAGTCTGGTGCTAAAAAAGACTTGACAGGATACACGGTTGCCGCAAAAATGGCAACGAGTTATGATGCGGCTGACTCTGACAAGGTCTCGTTCACTACGAACGTTGTTGCACCCGCTGATGATGGTATCATTAACTTATCATTAACAAATGCACAAACAGATTTGTTAAATACCAAAAAAAGATACATGTATGATGTAGAAATATCTGCGACTGATAGTGATGGAACAATAGTGGAAAGGGTATTAGAAGGTCTGATAACCGTAACACCTTCCGTCACATAACAGGATAGATTTATATGGCAGACATACGTGTAGACAAGGTCCTTGTAGGAACACCGACTTACAAGGTTGTTGTAGGAGACTTCACAAGAGTATTAAAAATTGAAGTCGGATCTCCTACACGTAACGTTCTCATATCTAATGCCGTAAACCTTAATGACGTTATTGGGATTGATGTAACTAATCCCACTCTTGGTGATCTTCTCGTATATGATTCCACCAATCGATTTGTCAATGCAAAAGTATTAGACCAGAATCAGGTCATTGATGGCAAGATCTACGAACAAGATTCTGATCGTGGATTTATTTTAATTCGTAGATCACCCACAACGGGTCAACCAATACTTCTACGTGCGGGCGAACTTGCATACTCATTTCTACCTGACAGTGGTTCAGCCGTCGATGGAACTGGGAATGGAGGTGATCGACTTTACATTGGTTATGGTTCGGACCAGACTGAATTTGCATCACGTATAGATCTGATTGGTGGTAAATATTTCACTGATTTGTTGGATCACAAACACGGTATATTAACTGCGTCAAGTGGTGTGATTGTAGACGCAAATAAACGAATCAACGAATTTAATGTAGACAATTTAAACGCAACAAATCTGAACGTTACTGTTGGTTCTATTTTAAACAGTGCAACTATCACTGATCTATCCGTTGTAAATATCGACTCGGTTGATTTGGTGAGAAACACTTTCGGTGTTTTAAATGCCGGTGCGGGTATTAATATCACCACCGACGATTCATCAATAACAATATCAGGTTTAACTGCTTCAGTAGACAGTGCGGGTATCGTTTCCTTTGATTCATCAACGTTTGAAATCATAGACGGAAAGGTATTTCTCGTACAGGTCACGGGTGGCGGGTTTTAGGATAAATAGAAATTATGGCGACAATAGTTAATAAATTTTCTACAACGGCCGGAAAGAGACCAGGCATCTCGGATCTCACTCTGGGTGAGATTGCTATCAATACACATGATGGCAAGATGTTTATTAAACAAGATGCTAATGGTGTCATTGACATTATTCAGGTTGGTGACGACAAAGTCGATAATGTTTTTTATGTTTCCAAATCAGGAAGAAAGGGAAACCTCGGTACTTCTCTACAAGACGCATTTTCTACATTAGATTCCGCAATCTCTCACGTAACCGCACTCAAGACTTTTTCTTTTGACGAAACGTTATGTACTCGTGATTTAAACTACATCATTGATGGATTAAGATTTGACATTGCATACGGAACCAATTATAATGCAGTAACATCGGGACTTGCATATCAACGTGCAGGATCTACTAAAGTCACTCAAGAACAGTTGGTACCGACAAGAGTGGCATTCAATCAGGCAAGGGGTGCGATTTCATCCATACCTTCGGTGAAATCAAGTACAGGGCTTGATGGTGCACTTCAAAGAAACAACCGTCATTGGTCAGAAGTAATCGACATTCTTATCAATGGTGCGGTAAGTACAGAACAAGCAGCTGATGATATCATATTCCCGACACCTAATATTCTTCCCACTGGTGACGCAGACGATGCAGCGGTAATACTACAAAAAAACCGTGAGTGGTTAAAAGACGAAGTCGTTGCATATATCACATCAGAATACCCTTCTCTTGTCTATGACGAAACTCGATGTCGAAGAGACGTGGGATTCATTGTTGATGGTCTTACCTTCGATGTTCTTTATGGTGGTACACACGCAATCACAATCAACACCCGTGCTTACTTTGTTGGTGCGGTAAGTCAGTTGGGTGTAGGAGAAACTGCTGCGACCGTTGCAACTTACACACACCTGAAGATCATTATTAATGAGTTAATCACGAATAATCTTACCTCCAACCTTTCAGCGGGTGCTAACGAATCAGGTAATGGTGGTCAATGGGCAGCTGCGGCCGAAGAAAATGTAATCGGTAATTTGTTGAATATTTTAATCAATTCTCTCAATGATGGCAATCTAGACAATTTACCTCTAGTCGTTAATCCAAATTTAGTCACCACCAACGTAGAATCTGAATTGCGAACCGCAATTGCAGGTCTAGAAGAACAACGAGACTTGATTGTATTGCAGTCGGTCAAATCTGCAAAGAATACAGGTGATACTACAATCTACCTCAAGTCTGGTGATTACACTGTTAACAATCCATTAAAGATACCACCCAAGACAGCGATTGTTGGTGACAACCTACGTTCAGTTACGATTCGTCCCCAAAGCGTCGATTCGGATATTTTCTACATGGACAACGGTGTTTATATTCAACAGGTAACTTTCCGTGATCACCAAAACTTTGCGGCTTGTGTATCGTATGATCCTAAAGTAGACTCGCCGGGAGCTGGACCGTTTATCGTACAATCACCCTATGTTCAGAACTGTACTTCTATTACCAATGATGGTATTGGTATGAGAATAGATGGTTCGAAAGCATCGGGTCTACGATCAATGGTGTGTGACGCATTCACACAGTATAATGCGGCAGGTTATGGTGTACATCTACTCAACCGTGGATATGCACAGTTGGTATCTATTTTTACCATTTCAACACAAACTTCTATTCTCGCAGAAACAGGTGGTCAGTGTTCATTGACTAACTCCAACTCATCGTTTGGTGATTTTGGATTGGTTGCGAGAGGAAGTAGTCAAACATTATATGACGGAATTCTGACAAACAATCAGGTCATCTTTGATGATGTCATTCGAATTGAAAACACCATAAACAGAGACTCTGCGGATTATATCGGTACGGTCGGTGAATTTAAAAAACCGAACTATGGCGATGCAATGAGGTTCGATTCAGAAAACTATTACTATACTGTACTTGCAGTAGATTCTGTATCGCCAGGGACTTATGACGTTACGTTCCAACCACCCTTAAACAATGCGACATACAACGCAGGTCAGAGAATAACATTCCACCAACGTTCACAGATCACATCATCGTCGCACACATTTGAATATGTTGGTTCTGGTACAAACACGTTTACTGCGATTCCACAAAATGGTGGATTCCCAATTCCAGCAAACGAGGTTAGATATGATTCTGCCACCAACGAAGGTCTGGTGGTGTTTACAAGTACCGACCAGCTGGGTGACTTTAAGATCGGTAGTGAACTTAACATTAACAGACAGGCAGGAAGAATCGAAGGTGAAACTTTCGAACGTTCTCTGTACGCAATTCTAACTCCATACATTCTTGCTCTTGAGGGTTAACCATGGCAATCCCATTAAATACATTTAAAACAACGACGACAGTTTTGAAAGCGGGTCCGATCATTGGAGACAGTGACGTTATCTATACTGTACCAAACGAAATTACTGCAATCGTTTTGATGGCACAGGTTGCTAACATCGACTCTGTAGATGCGCATACGTGTACCATGTCACATTATGATACCACAAATCTTATCAACACAGAAGTAGTCAAAAACTTCGAGATTCAACCCAACGATGCAGCAGGTTTGGTAACGGGTAAATTAATCGTTGAACAAAACAATCAGGTACGTGCCTCTGCTTCAGTAGACGGTCAGATGAAATTTATTCTCTCATACCTTGAATCATTGAATGGATAATTTGTAATGCCAAGACGAATAGACACAATAAGTGGTAAGGTTAAGGTCCGGTCTTTTGATAGACTGGACTCCGATCGTTATCAGTACCTAGAACTTTCTCAAGCAGAACCTAACCTAGGGTCACCAGATAGTGATAATGCACTTGTTTCATTATTGAAGGACGGTACGAGACTTCTTACCACTCAACCCATTTTAAGTGGTTTAACTTTTAAAGCTGAGTCATTAGATTCGTCTCAAGGTCGTTATCTTCTATCGTTAAAAACAGATCCATTCACTGGTGGGAATGACAGTGTTGGTATAGTCAATATCAGTTCATTACTGGACGAAGTGGTTGAAACAGACACACTTGAGACAGTAACAGGAAGAGGCAACTCTACCACAAATCCGGTGACGGTCGGAACTTTTTCGTCAGATTCTGCGACAATATCTGGCGATCTGAAATTTGCACTAAAATTATTAGACAACAGTAACCGAAGACTAATTATCTATGATTCAAGTGGCAATGTTCTCTGGGGATAATAAATAAGAATAAACAGGAATAAAAAATGGCACAACCAACAAGCAGACAAGGATTGATAGATTACTGTCTTCGTAGACTGGGTAGTCCTGTACTGGAAATAAACGTCGATGAAGATCAGATAGAAGATCGTGTCGACGATGCGTTACAAAAGTATCAGGAGTTTCACAGTGATGCGACCGTTCGTGTGTTTTTAAAACACCAAATGACCGCACAAGATATTGCAAATCGGTATGTGACATTGTCTTCAGACATTCTTTATGTTCGGAGAGTATTTCCTTTTAATCCGATGTACTCCAACGTCAACATGTTCGACATTCGATATCAGATGATGTTGAACAGTCTGGGTGACTTTATGCAGTTTTCGGGAGGCATGTCTTATTATTATCAGTTGGAACAATATCTCGACTTCCTTGACATGTTACTCACAGGATCACCTATAACAACGTTTTCACGACGACAGAATCGTATATACATTCATGGTAATATCGAAGACGGTGATTTGAAAGAAGGTGATTATCTTATCGCAGAAGTATTTCAAACAGTCGATCCAAACACACACACTTCTGTTTGGAGCGACACTTTCATGAAAGAATACACGGCCGCAGCAATCAAACAACAATGGGGTACTAACCTTATTAAGTTTGAAGGTATGCAGTTGCCCGGCGGTGTTGTGTTAAATGGTCGACAGTACTACGATGACGCAACAGCAGAAATGGAAAGACTCGAAGAAAAGATGCGATCAGAATACGAACTGCCCGTAGACTTTTTCATGGGATAATAAATGGCAACGAATCTATATTTCAGTCAGGGAAGAAAATCCGAACAGGACCTTTACGAAGAGATTATAATCGAATCGTTAAAGATGTATGGTCAGGACGTATATTATATTCCCCGAGAGATTGTAAATCGAGACAGAATATTTGAAGATGATTCTGTGTCTCGATTTGACAATGCCTATCGCATTGAAATGTACATCGAAAACATCGAAGGGTTTGATGGTGAGGGTGATTTGTTCACCAAGTTTGGTGTAGAGATTCGAGACGCAGCAACGTTCATTGTGTCACGTCGACGTTTTCATTCAACCATTGGTAGGTATGAAACTACTGATACGAAACCCTTTTTCCGACCAAGAGAAGGTGACTTGGTCTTTCTTACCCTATCACAAACATTTTTTGAAATCACACGAGTTGAAACGGAACAACCGTTCTATCAGTTAAAAGATCTTCCCGTGTTCAAGATGCGTTGCGAAGTATTCGAATATAACGATGAAGACTTTGATACAGGTGTTGAAGCGATTGATAACATTGAATCCATACACGCACAACAGATCGTTATCACAGCACCTACGGCGAATATAACGGGTGAATTCCAAGTCCCAGAATATGTTAGACAAATTAACACTGGATATGAAATGAGAGGAGAATTGGTGGATATAGATTTCGCTGATTCTGACAACATGAAGTTTTACATATCTCACAACGGTGCAACTGATGGTGAATACCACACTTGGACAACCACCAATGCAATTGTAGGTGACGTATCGGGTGCAAGTGTAACACCTGTTACTACCGAAGAAGAACTACAGGATGGAACACAGAACAGTGATTTCGACACGATTGGTGATGGGTTCATAGACTTTTCGGAAAATAATCCGTTCGGAGATCCACGATAATGTTTGGCGGTCATTTCTATCATCAAAGAATTCGAAAAGCAGTGGCCGTGTTTGGGTCGTTGTTCAATAACATTAATATTATTCGAAAGAATTCGTCAGGTGCAGTCATTAGTCAAATGAAGGTACCTTTATCTTATTCACCCAAGAGAGATTTCCTTTCACGTATTGATGCAATGGAAAATGGAGAACAGGGTGAACGACAGATTGCGATAAAACTTCCCAGAATGTCATTTGAGATTGTGGGTATGAATTATGATGCGGCAAGACAATTACCAAAAATGAACAATTGTCAGGTCGGTACGGTCGGTAACAGTACATCCAAAAAGTTATATACTCCCGTACCCTATCTTATGAATTTTCAGTTGAACATCTATGCAAAGAGTCAGGATGATGCATTGCAGGTAGTTGAACAAATATTGCCTTACTTCACTCCACAGTATACGGTCACGGTAAAACCATTAGATGATTTTACGGACGTAAAAGAAGATACGCCTATAATATTACAAGGTATAACGTTCAGTGACGATTATGAAGCACCTTTGGAATCCAGAAGAACAATCGTATACACTTTAGATTTTGATATGAAAATGTTTCTTTACAAAGATGTGGGTGACCCTTCTTCTATTATCAATGCATACGAAGTTGACATTTATGATTTGGATGGTAACAGATTGTTTGAGACAATTTCCGAAGGGCCCTTGAGTCCGTAGGTTATAAATAAAGATAAATTCTTGAGGAAATAAAATGGCAGGCGTTAAAATAACAGCATTAAATCCATTAGCTACAGCAGACGATGCCGATGTACTCGTTCTCGTTGATGTGAGTGATGGCCCTGACGGAACAACGAAAAAGATTACCTATAGTAATTTTATTTCCAGAATTGATAGTGTTGAAAAAGCCACCGAATCTTTGATTTCTGAAACCACTAACAATGTCAATGTACAGAATTATTCATCGACATCGGACATCTATAATATTTTACTGTCAGATGGTAATGGTACTGTTCAAGTGGGAACGGACGACACTCTTACATATGACACCTCAACTGGTACTCTGACGGTAACATCACTTTCTGCAACCGATATCAGTGGTAGTGGTGCGAGCATTACAAACATCGACACGAATAATATCACCAATTTTGAATCCGTTGTTCAAGGTATTGCCGATGCATCTTCTCTTTGGGATTCATATCAAGACGGATCACGAATTGTCGCACGTGCACAATACAATTTATACATGGATGCAACTGAAGGAGGAGATGGAACACAGACTTACCTTCAGGGTGGTGATCAAACAGAACTCGACATCGTTGCGTCAGGTGCTAATGCATTTACAGGATTAAGTACAAGTCAACCTTGGACTTCTATTTTGGCATATGGTCCGGACGGAACACAATATACCAGTGCGTTAATGGGTCTCGATCAAACGGGTATTCATACACGTTATGGTCATATAAAGATTACAAGTACACAGGCGGAATACAATGCACTTCAACATGTATTCCAAGCAACCGCAGGCAACCTCACGGTCGTTGCAGACAATTTACCAATAACAGATCCAGTTGTTCTTGGTCAGTTATGGCGAGACAGTGACGAAGGTAATGTTATTAAAGTGTCTCGTGGTTAATATAAATAAAATAAATTAAAATTGAGGAATTAAAGTGGCAGACGTTAAAATTTCAGCATTAAATTCATTGACCAATGTCGATTCTTCTGACGTTCTTGT